CGGCAAGCGTCACGGCACCTGGCGTGGCTGGCACGAGAACGGCACGCTTAACTACAAGGACCACTACGACCACGGCCGGCCTCATGGTCTTTGGTGTGGCTACTATCCAGATGGCATACTCCGGTACGAGCAGCGCTACGAGGACGGCAAGCCCCACGGCGTCCAGCGTGGATGGCATGAGAACGGCAATATCGCCTACGAGCGTTACTACGACCACGGTCGGCCCCACGGTATCTGGCGCGACTGGGCATCGAACGGCATACTTGTCCACGAGGAGCGTTACGACTATAGCGAGAAGGTAGACTGGCGTAGTGACAAGTGACCGGAGGACGCCGTAGCCTCGCCGCGATTGCAGCCTTACGCGCCCGCGCCAGCAAGACGGCGTGGCAGCGGAGCGCCGAGCGTGAGCGTGCTACAATCGCAGTAGGAGGTGCGAGAGATGGCAGGCGGCAGACCGACCAAGTACAAGCGCGAGGAGATGTGCGCGGCCGTTGCCCGCTCAGTGCACTCCGGCGCGACGTGGGAGGCCATCGCGCAGGAGTGCGGCGCGGGGGTGCGGACTGTCATAACCTGGGCGGAAAAGCATCCCGAGTTTCGGCAAGCTGTAAAAGAGGCGAAGGACGCAGTCGATCGCACCGTCGAAGTATCGCTGCTCGCAGCAGCGCGAGGGCAGAAGCGTATCGACACCACCGCCGCGATCTTCTGGCTTTGCAACCGGCAGCCCGATCGTTGGCGACACGTGCAGCGCATCGAGCACACGGGCGAAGGCGGCGGGCCGGTCACGATAGCCGACCTGGTACGCGATGCCAAAGCAGACGACTGACGTCAGCGCGCGGTATCGTGCCCGCGTGCAGTCCGACCCGGTGTGGATGGCCGAACGCGTGTTCGGCGCGAGCCTATGGAGCAAGCAGCGCGAGATCCTTACGAGCGTGTGGGAACACGAACGCACCGGCGTCAAGAGCTGCCACGGCTCGGGCAAGACGTACACCGCCGCGCTCGCCACGTTGTGTTTCCTGCACGCCTTCTGCGATTCGATAGTCGTGACGACCGCGCCGACGTGGGAGCAGGTGCGGCGGCTCTTGTGGAAGGAGATAGGCCGCCTTCACGCTACGGCGATACGTCGCGGCGTCCCGCTCGGGAGCAGGTGCCATACGGCCGACTGCGAGATCGATTCGGCATGGTTCGCGGTCGGCCTCTCGACGAATGACCCGAACCGCTTCGTCGGCCACCACGCGCCGTACATCCTCGTCGTGATTGACGAGGGTTTCGGCGTTGACGACTGGGTGTACGAGGTAGCCGAGACGTATATGACCGCCTCGGGCAACGTCGGTACGAAGGCGCGGATACTCGCGATAGGCAACCCGACCGACCGTGCGAGCCGTCTCGGGCGTGCGTTCCACGCCGAGCGTGATGCGTGGCATCTCATCAGCATCTCGGCGTTCGACACGCCGAACCTCACCGGCGAGCAGGTGCCCGCAGCCGTCGCGCGGATGCTGCCGTCACCGGAGTGGGTCGAAGACAAGCGGCGGGTGTGGGGCGAGGATTCGGCGCTTTGGCAGGTGCGTGTGCTAGGCGAGTTCGCATCATCCGGCGGCGTCATCCCGCTATCGGTCATCGAGGCCGCGCAACTCCGCACGCTTGTGCCGTCTCCCGGCGTGCCGGTCGTGCTCGGTATCGACGTGGCGCGTTCGACCGACGGAGACGAGACGGTCATCGCCAGCCGCGCCGATAAGCGCATCCGTATCGAGAAGGCGCTACGCACGAACGATGCGATGGAGGTCTGCGGGCACGCGGTGCAAATCGCCAGCGGCTACCGCTCGCTCGGCTACAGCGTCACGCTCGTGGTCGATGCGGACGGTCTCGGGGGGCCGGTGGCCGACCGCTTGCGCGAGATGGGCCTTCGCGTGACGGACTATCGCGCGTCCTCTGCGGCTCGTGATCCCGACCGCTACGCGAACAGGCGTGCGGAGACGTGGTACACTGGCGGCGAAGCCCTGCGCGAGTGCGATCTCGACGCAGATGACATGCTGGCTGCCGACCTTGCGGGGCCGCAGGCCGGGAAGATGACGAGCCGGGGGCAGCTTACGGTGGAGCCGAAGGACGTGACACGCAAACGGCTTGGCCGGTCTCCAGACCGCGCCGATGCCGTGCTCATGACGCTTGCGCCGGATCCGCCGCAGTACGCTTACGCAGTGTGAGGAGGTAGCCCGTGGGCCGGATGTCGGATGCGCTTCATGCGCTTGCAGGCCGCGAGACCAAGGCCGCCGTCCCTGGTGCCGACGTGGTGCTTGGCAACCTCTCGACGCCGACGATCTCGACGCAGCAGATAGACCGCGCGATGGACGGGGCCGCGCGGTTGTCATCCATCCTTGCGGCGGCTCTTTCCTGGACGGCACGCAACTTCGCCGAGGCCCCGCTTGTGGCGATGCGCGACGGCGAACCGGACTATGAACACCCGCTATCGCGCGCGTTCGCGCGCCCGACGCCGTGGCACTCGCAAACGAGATTCTGGCAGCGGTTCATGATGCTGCTTGCGACCGACCCGCGCGGGGCCTACATCGTAGCGGCATCCGACGATACCGGCGAGGTCGGCGCGCTATGGGCCCGTGGCAGCCGCCACGTCCGGCCGGTGCTCTCGCCTACCGAGTACATCGCCGGGTGGGAGTTCGTCACGCACGGCCACGCCACGCCGGTCGACCCGGCGAAGTTCACTATCGTCCGGCAAAGTTACGCGAGCCCCGAGCCGAACGACGAGTTCTATTCGCTTTGCCCGGTCGAACAAGTCCGCAAAGAGGTTCGCACGCACGTCACGGCGTCACTCTGGCTCGACAACATCCTTCAGAACATGGGCGTGTCGAGCGGCCTTATCGGCATCGACCATCCGGCGCTCGACGCTGCTACCGCGAAGAGCGTGCAGGACGAGGTCAACGAGCGAATGGGCGGCGCGCATCGCGGCGGCACGTTCTCGGTGCTCGCGGGCAAGGTGAGCGTGAACGAGATCGGCATGAGCCTCGATGAACTCGACTTCGGCCCGCTCGTCGATCGCGTGGAGGTCGCCGTGGCCCGTGCGTTCGGCATCCCCGCCGAGCTCTTGCAGGTGCTCGCGGCGGTCGGCAAGGGCGAGGGCCTGAACGCCAGCGCGTACCGGGACAAGGCGCGCATCGCCTACGATAACGGCATCATCCCGCTTTGGAAGGACGTGGCCGAATCCGTCGGCACGTTCATCGGCCCGGCCTACGGGCTCGGCCCAGAAGACGTGGCGTTCGACTACAGCGGCATCGAGGCGCTAGCCGACGACGCGAAGCGCAAGGTCGATATGGCGGTTGCTGCGCTCCCGTTCCTGACGCTCAACGAGGCGCGCGAGATAGCGGGCTACGGCCCCGAGCCGTGGGGCGCGATCAACACGCAGGCTGCGGTGTACGGCAGGCTCGCAGCCGCTGACGCGCCGAAGGCGTCTGGTGAGATCGAGACGAAGACGCTAGCGGGCTATGCGACTTTCGAACGCAAGGCCGCGAGCATGGAGCCTGATCTGCAACGGCGGGCTCGGCGTGTGTTCGCCGCCGAAGCCGAGGCGGTCAAAGACGCTATCGCCGGTGTGAGCGGTATCGACGCTATCGAGCGTGCGGCGCAAGACGCTATCGACCCGCGCCGGTGGATGGACGAGTTCGCTGATGCCGTCCTCGCCGCCGTAGCCGAGGGCTACGATATCGCGCGTGCTATGATCGTCCCCAGCAAGGCGCGCGTATCGCGCGGCTTCGGCATCACCGACCCGGCGGCGGTGGATGCAGCCGTGAACCGCGTGGCGAAGCTCGCCGGGCACGTCACGCAGACGACGAAGGACCGTATCGCCGAGCTTGTCGCGCAGGGTATCGAGGCTGGTTTCGCCCCTGACGAGGTGGCCGACGCGATACTCTCGCAGGGCTTCGGGGACGCGTTCACCGCGCAGCGCGCGATAACGATCGCACGTACCGAATCGCTTATGGCCCTCAACGAAGGCGGGCTGATCGGCGCGAAGAACACCGCCGATGAGCTTGGTCTGACCGTCCGCAAGGCGTGGGAGACGGCCGGTGCTGACGCCAGGCCGCTTCACCTGGCGGCGCAGGCCGCAGGCTGGCAGCCGCTCGATAGCGACTTCGGCGTAGGCGCGCAGTTCCCCGGCGGGTTCGGGATCGCCAGCGAGGATATCAACTGTTTCCCAGCGGGCACCCGTGTGGCTGCGGCGTCAGTCGAGGGGGCCTACCGGCGCATGTATGACGGGCCTATCGTCACGGTTGTGACGCTGGACGGTGACACGCTCACCGGAACCCCGAATCACCCCGTACTGACTGACGCCGGATGGAAGGCGCTCGGCCTCGTCGATGAAGGCGACAACCTCATCCACGCATCGGTCGGTGAGGAAGTGGCGCTTGGTGATCCAGACGTACACGACGCTCCATCCGGCATCGAGCAGGTATTCGAGACGCTGGCGGCGGTTGCCGTGGTTCGGCGGGAACGAACTGGCAACATGGACTTCCACGGCGACGCGACCGACGGCGAGGTCGAGATTGTACGGGCCGACAGCGAGCTGAAGCGTAGTCAGTATCCCTCTTTCGGCAAGAAGATCGCGGATAGCGACCTCTCCCGCGCCGACGTATTGGAGAGTGGACTGTCTGGTGAGGGCGCGCTGATGCATGGATTCGGCGGTGTCATGCCCGCCGCGCCGGGCGACATGAGCGTTGCTGACGAGACCGGAGCGCTCGGCAGCGCTCATCTTGCCCATCCTGACGCGCATCGCAGCCGAGCGTCCTCTTCGCTCAACGCCCATACTGACAAGACGGCGAGCGATGACGCTGCGGGAGCATCCGTACCGGGCGGCGATGGACTGCTCGGATTCCCCGCTAAGATACGCCTCGCGAATGTCGCCAAGGTCGAGCTTGGGCACTACTCTGGCCATGTCTACAACCTCCAGACGGCAAGCGGAACATACATTGCCAATAACATTGTAGTACACAATTGCAGGTGTGCCCTTGTGTACGAGGCTACGTAGGAAGGAGGCACGGCGATGCGCGTCAAGAAGTGGACGGACACGCTCACGCGGCCATTCGAGGTCAAGTCGGGCAGCTTCGCTATAGAGGAGAAGGCCGACGGGTTGAAGGTAGGGCGCTTCGAGGGCTACCTATCGGTGTTCGGCAACGAAGACAGTTACGGCGATATCGTCGAGCCGGGAGCGTTCACACGCACCATCGAGCAGAACGGCGGACGTTTCCCGCTTCTGTGGTTCCACGATCCCGCCGAGCCTATCGGCATCTTCACCGCCGCCGAGGACGAGCGAGGGCTGTACATCAACGCCTATATCAATCTCGACACGCAGCGTGGGCGCGAGGTGTACAGCGGTATGCAGTTCGAGATCGACGGCGAGGACGCCGCTTATATCTGCGAGCTCTCTATCGGTTTCAAGGCCATCGGCAAGGATATAGACGAGGACGACATCCGGCACCTGACTGAGATCGCGTTGTCCGAAGGTTCGCTTATCACGATGCACTTCGCCGCGAATCCCGAGGCCACCGTGACGGTCAAGAGCGCTGGCGAGCGTATGAGCACCAGCGAGGCTCGCGCTATCCGCGACGCGCGCGATGATTTCGAGGCGAAGGCGGCGGCGCTCACCGAGGCGCTGGCAACCATCCCGTCCACGCCGGACGGCGAGCTTTCCGAGAAGACCCGCGACGGGCTGGTGCTCATCGCCGGTGACATCTTCAAGAGCTCCGAGCCGGAGCCTGCGCCCGAGCCGGAGCCTGCGCCCGAGCCGGAGCGTTTGAGCGAAGAGGCCGCAGCGGATATACTTGCCATCATAGAGCACGCACGCGCCACCCTCGGCGTCTGACCGCCCGCTCACGCAGCACGCGGGAAGCGCAAGGCCGGTACTGCGTTGTCGAAAGCACCGACTTCGAGAGGAGCACGACTATGAGCAAGTCACTGACCGCGCTTAAGGCCGAGGGCAAGCGTATTTCCGAGGAGATCACGCGTATGGCCGAAGGCATCATGGACGGCGACGGCGGCGTGAAGCTCGCTACCGATAGCGACGAGGCGAAGCGGCTCCAGGAGCTCGGCGCGGAGCTCAAGCACATCGAGTCCATCGCCGGGGCCATCGAGGGCGCAGAAGTCTTCCTGGACAGCCGCAAGGCGGCTACTGCGCAGCCCCCGCACCCGCAGCCTTCCTACGAGCGCAAGAGCCTAGCCGAGCAGATACTCGGCGACCGTAGCGAGTACAAGGGCATGGAGCACTTCCTGCCTACGCTCAGCGGCCACCTGCTCGAAGGCACCGAGCACAAGGCCACGTTCACATCGACCTCATCGGAGGATTCATCGCTTTTGCCCGCCTCGCAGCGGCTTGAGCCGTGGATGCCGCCTGTTCGCCGCCTGACCGTGCGTGACGTGTTCTTCATGCCGGGAACGACCGGCGCGCCGATGGTCGAATACCACGAGCTCACCACCGACACGAACAGCGCCGCCGGTGTGGCCGAAGGCGGGTCGAAGCCCGAAGACGAGTTCGTGTGGACGAAGCGGCAGAAGGCCGTTGAGACGGTATCCACCACGCTTCCGGTCACGAACCAGACGCTCGCGGACTATCCGAGCATGGTCACGATGATCCAAGGCCGTATGGGATACCACGTCGAGTTCGAGGAGGAGCGCCAGCTTGTCTGGGGCACCGGCTCTGACGAGCTCACCGGCATCATGAACACGACCGGCGTGGTGGACGGCGCCTCACGGATCACCGTCGAGACGGACGACACGTATCTCGACATCATCCGTAAGCTCATCACGGTCGCGTGGTCGGGCACCGGCGGGATGACCGAGGGTTACTATCCTACCGCCGTCGGCGTGTCCCCGCTGGTCAAGCAGACGATCGACCTCACGAAGGGCGACGACCTGCACTACGTGTTCGCCGTCGTCCAGTCCGGCGCTGGCACCCGCGTATGGGGCCTGGATATCGTGGAGAGCAACGCCTTCCGCGACCCGTCGGACACCGACGACCACTACATGCTCGTCGGCAGCAAGGCCGCCGGTCAGATCTGGGATCGCGAGAACCTCAACTTCGCGGTCGGTCTGGTCAACGACGACTTCAAGAAGAACAAGCAGACGCTGCGCGTCGAGAAGCGGCTTGCCTCGGGCCTCTACAGCCCGTCGAGCTTCGTGTACTACAAGATCGCCGACGCCTCCTAGCAGTAGCGGAAGCGGAGCGGGCGCGGGCGGGGCTACGCAAGTGGTCCCGCCCGTGTGCTATCGTTAGGTCACAAGAAGGGTATCGTGACCTCGTCTGTGGGATCACCGAGGAGTGTGGCTATGCCTGACATCTGCGCGGCTATCATCGCGTATGAGGAGGCCCGCTGCCTGCCGATGGCGCTCGGGTGCCTGCCCGATGACCTGGCCGTGGTGGTGGCCGACGGCGCGTATGCCGAGTTCCCCCACAAGCTCCCGTATTCGACCGACGGCACGATAGAGATTGCCGAGCGATTCGGCGCGCACGTCATGCGCGTGCGCGAGGCATGGAGCGACCAATGCGCAAAGCGCACGGCGGCCTTCGAGTACGCTGCGACCCTCGCACCGGTCGTCTTGTGCCTCGACGCGGACGAGCTCATCGAGGGCGATGTGCCCGAGCTTCCCGAAGGCTACGATGTCGGCTGGGTCTGGATACGTTCGAGCCTGTACCCCGAGCCGTACCTGCAACCGCGCCTGTACCGTTGGCGCGCGGGCTGGCACTTCGAGCGGCGGCACCATTGGATATACGACGGTGATGGAATCCTCGTGACCACGCACCGCAAACCGGGCGAGAGGTACCGCCACATCATGCTGCCAGCGCTCATACACAACATGCGCGACTGGCGAAGCGAGGCCCGCGATCGCTCGAAGCATAGCTACCGCGAACGGAGAAACGTCCATGAGATGCGTCACAGCGAAAAGTGAGGCACTGCGTGAGGGCGGCGCAGTCACCCTCACGGTAGCCGTGCCGTTCACGCGCACATGGGCTGTCGGGCCGTTCTTCGATTCGCTGGAGGCGTCCGGCGTGCCGGTCGATACCTCGGCGCTCATCCTCTACGTGGATAGCGACGACGGCGCGCTGTACACCGCCGTCAAAGACCGCGCGCTTTCAGGCGCGTGGCGCTCGATATGGCTCCACGCCTCCGGCTGGGCCCCTCCAGCAGACTTCACCGACGCGATACGCCGCAGGCCACGCCACTGCGCGATGCGTCTCGCGCTCCGGGGGCTCCTGCCGCGTGAGGGGCTGCTGCTCGCCACCGAGGATGATACGCTCTGGCCTGAAGGCGGCTACACGCGCCTTGAGGAGACCTACGCGCTCGGACACGCCGACATCGTGAGCGGCTGGCAGGTCAACCGATGGGGCGACGTGCGCCCGCCGGGTGTCTGGCGTATCGACGAGGGGCCGCCCCGCAGGATGATAGCGATGCTGCCCGACGGGGACGGGGCCTACGCAGACGGCATCGGGCTCTACGCGCTTCTTGGCGATGCGAGCGCGTACCGCACTCTCGACTTCCGGGTTTGGGACAACGCGCTCGGTCAGGATGTGAGCGTGACGTACCGCGCGACGCGGGCGGGGATGCGGATCTGGGTCGATTGGCGCGTCGGCTGCGGGCACATGCTGAAGCGCAAGGTCATACCGCCGCGAGCGGCGGTATCATACGAGAGGACGGCAGACATGAGGACCATCATGACACCATCGGGGCCGTTTTGGGCCTACGAACCGAAGGGGGCGCGAAAGGTGAATCGGAC